CCTACATCCAATGCCAATGCATTAGCGAAAGTGTATATACTCAGCTTTGTCTCTCCAATAGAATTAATAAGACCTGTGATGTTCTTATCATTTTTGCTCTTGGCAGATGCCAGCCTCGGATTCTTCCCAACACATTTCAGTGTCATTTTCCCGTTGATCTTACATTCGATGCTCGTAATGCAGCTTATTTTTGTTTCGTCTGCATGCCCGCCTGAAAACTTCAGGATATCCCCGACTTCCAGTGCCGGATTCCCGATGGTGGAACTGTCAAACGGTACATAATTTATCTTCTGCAGTGCTGTGAGTATCTCACGCAGTATCTTCTCCCTTACGGATTTCAGTCCGAACTGCAGTAACGGGTTGATGCCAAGGTTCATGGTAAGGGCATCATCTTTTTCCATCGCAATGTATTCTACCGTCTGGCTAATCTGGTTTGTGGATGATACTGCCGTGTATCTTGTAACAAAGTCAGAGTAACTGCTGTCGAACCTCTCCTTCTGCTCCACGTTCCATACGGATTCATTCCCGTACCGCTTAAGGACAAGTTTTCCGTATCGGTCTATCTGGCAGAAACAGCCAAGCAGCTGTGCCACATAAAAGACCAGGTCACGGAAGGTCTCTATATCATTATCCGAATAAATACCAAGCGTGGTCTTACCGTTCGGAAGGGCACTGATCTCCGTAACCGTCTGTGCTATTTCCACCTTGCATGCATCACACGCAGCCTTTAAGAACTGGTATGGCGTTCCGCTTGAGGATTCCAGTTTCAGGGACTTCTCAAAACGGAGCATATGGTCATAGCCTTTCAGTTCCAGTGTCCGCACCTTCCTGTTGGCTTCGGAAACTTCGTAAATCCCCATCGGTATGGTCTCCGTTGTCCCATCCAGAAGTGTCAAGCGGTAATAAAGCCGTACCTCGGCATCTTCCAGGGTATAACGGTCAATCTCCGAAAACAGGCTGATTCCCATTTCTGCTGCATACACTGTTCCGAGTTCTATCTCCGTGTTACTGCAGCACTGCCATTTTATGTAGCCGGAACCCTTCACGATATCCTTTGCCGTGAATTCATGCACCTTTCCGGCTTTTGTCGTGATCGAACCGTACCACTCATATTTTCTTGTGTTCTGCCTTACGGCATTTTTGAATTTCTCTGATACTTCGATCACAGCATCTGCCTCCTACATTTCTTTCAGGGTAAAGGATACCGTCCACAATCCCTTATAGGATGTGTCCTTTTTAAGCGCTGCCTTAAATCCCGTGACATACATTTCTGCATCTTTCAGTTCCAGTGTTTCCGTGTCAAAATATTTCACTGCTATCTTCGGCATCTTGGAATATGCCGTCAGCAGCCTGAGCCACTTTGGGGACACGGAAAAAGAGACGGAAATGTCAGCCACTCCCGTCCTTACTACATCCCTCTGTGTGGTTCCCGCCTCTGTTTCACCGCCGGAGTCCGCTTCGACATCTGACAGTCCGATATCGTAGGAATCCGGCAGAGGCAGAGGCTTTTCATTAAAAACAAGATATTGTATATATGCCATTTTATCTGCCCCCGCTTCTTAAGTTCGCCCTCTGCTGTGCCGAAACAATAACCTCATCAAGTATCGTACCGCCAAGGTACACAGGAATGACGATGTCACCGCTGTCCGGTTTGATATTCTCGATTGCAGAAGTAATTGCAGAAAGCATCCCAGAAATACCTTCCGGCTGTGCTGCCGTTCCTGTTCCCGTCATGCTTTCCATTCTGCTGACCTCCGGGCTGACCACCATATCGGAAGATACACCGCTTACCGCCTTCTGGATCATGCCACGGCTCTTTTCGATACCCTTGGCAAGACCTCCCATAAAGTCAGGCATCCATGATTCATAATCTGTCAGCGGACCTTCATCCGGCACGGAGAAGTGAAGAAATGACTTGATCTTGTCTGCCACACCCTTAACGGCATCCCCGACTGCACCGATGCAGCTCTTGATTCCGTTTACGATTCCCATGACCAGATCCTTGCCCCACGTAAATGCCTGTGACGCAAGCCCCGTGATATGGTTTTTTACATTGGAAAAACCTGTCTTTACTGCATTCAGTACATTTCCCATCGCACCTTTCACCGCATTTACGATTCCATTGAATACGGATGTGACCGCACCCTTGATTGCACCAAGCACCGTTGAAATGGTCGACCTGATGGTATTCCATATGGTGGTGATCGTACTCTTGATCGTATTCATGATGGTGGTAATGGAGTTCTTGACCGCAGTAAAATCCCCTGTGATCAGTCCCTTGATCCCGCTTACCACGGCACTGATGATGGTCTTGATGGCATTCCATACCGTGGAAAAAATCGTCTTTATTGCATTCAGTACAGTGGTAATGACTGTTTTTATCGTATTCCATACCGTTGTAATGACCGTCTGGATAATGGTCAGGACTGTCTGAATGATTGTTTTGTAGATATTGAAATACGTTGTCACCAGTGTTTTTATTACATTAAAAACTGTAGTAAATACACCCTTGATGGCTTCCCAGATGGTCGTGATGACCGTCTTTATCACATTGAAAACCGTCTGGATGATGGTCTTATACAGATTGAAATAAGTCGTTACCAGGGTCTTTATCACTTCAAACACAGTGGAAAAGATAGTCTTGATGGCTTCCCACACCTGTGAGAAGAATTCCTTGATTGCATTCCATACCGTAATTGCAATCTGTTTTACGTTCTCCCAGAGGTCGATCCAGAACTGGCGGAATCCGTCACAGTTATTCCAGAGATAAATAAACGCAGCCACAAGAGCTGCAATGGCTGCGATAATAAGTACGATTGGATTTGCGAGCATCGTTGTATTCAGTGCTGCAAAAGCCCCCTTCACCGTATTAATGACTCCGGCAATCTTCGGTACAACCGTCATGATCGTACCGACTGCGGATATGACCTTTCCGATCACGATAAGCACGGGACCAAGTGCTGCTGCCAGAAGGGCTATCGTAACAACCGTCTTCTTCGTACCCTCACTCAGTCCATTCAACCAGTCCACAAATTTCTGCACCCATCCCACGATCTGTTTGATGGCCGGCATCAGAAGTTCCCCAAAAGATATCGCCAGACCTTCCAATGCAGATTTTAAGATAGTGATCTGTCCCTGTAAGTTATCAAGCTGTGTATCTGCCATCTGCTGTGCAGCACCACCGCTTTCCGTGATGGATTTCTGCAAGCTGTCCCATGTGCTTCCTGTATTGGCAAGCAGTGCATTTACGGAAGACAGATCCGTCTTGTTAAAGATCGTGCCGATGATGTTGGACTTCTCCGCTGATGTCATTCCGTCCATGCTCTTATTCAGGTCACCAAGGATATCATTCATTGACCGCATGTTTCCTTCGGAATCATATACGGAAATGCCCAGTGCTTCCATCTGGGCGGCTGCTTTATCCGTAGGATTCTGCAGTGACAGGATAATATTACGCAAATGCGTACCGCCTTCTGCCCCCTTGATACCATTATTGGCAAGGATACCAAGCGCGGTATTCAGTTCTGCCGTACCGCCCTTGATGGATTTGGCTGTCGCACCAATGGTAAGGATTCCCTCGCCCAGCTGTGCAACCGATGTGTTCGTGGTAGATGCCGTCTTTGCCATCTGATCTACCATCGTTTCTGCCTCGTCCACGCCCATGCCAAGTGCAGACATTGCATCCGTTACCATGTCGGAAGCATCCGCAAGGGCAATATCCCCGGCAGCTGCTAGGTTAAGTACGGTCGGCAGTGTATTACACATCTGCTCCGTGTCATATCCGGCAAGAGCCAGGTAATTTAATGCCTCGGCACACTCGGATGCAGAGAAGGCTGTTTCTGCCCCCATCTTCTTTGCCAGCTTGGAAAGGGTATCCATTGTATTTACGGACTGTCCGTTTACCTTAGACATGGAATCTTTTGTAATTCCCATAGTAGCCTGTACCTGTGACATAGAAGATTCAAAGTTTGCTGCCGTTGTTACGGATGCCGTACCAAGTGCAGTCACCCCGGCTGTTACCGGGAGGAGTTTCTGTCCGGCAGAGGAAATATTGTCCCCAACTGTCTTTAACTTCTCACCTGTTGCTGCGATCTTCTGCACTGCCGTAGCGGACTGGTTCGCCTGTGTTTCCAGATTCTTTAAGTCCTGCTCTGTTTCCACGATTTCCCTCTGAAGTGCATCGTACTGCTCCTTTGAGATCTCGCCATTGGCAAGTGCCGTATTTGCCTGTTCTGCTGCGGTCTTTAAGGTTGCCAGTTTCTCTTTTGTTTCACTGACCGCTTCCGCAAGCAGTTTATGCTTCTGTGCCAGAAGCTCCGTATTTCCCGGATCCAGTTTCAACAGCTTGTTCACATCCTTAAGCTGTGACTGGGTGGACTTGATCTGTCCGTTCACGCCTTTCAGGGCGTTCTGCAGTTTAGTTGTATCACCACCGATTTCAACGGTAATACCCTGAATACGGCTTGCCATGCCTCTCACCTCCTCCTAAAAATGGGTACAAAAAAAGGAGCATCTCTGCTCCGTAACAAAGAAAAACACCTGCCATTTCTGACAGATGTCCTATGTAATATTATTTATATTATTATTCGATTTGTTTTATTTATATTTGATAGCGTAGTAGACATTAATGCATTTTTCATTAATTCATCATCATTTCTTCCTGCCCCTACCACCAACTCTTCCGGTGATAATCTACCATCAATCATGGCATATACCAAATCCACATAGTGTAAAAATTCATCGTATCCAGCCGGATCAACTTCTCTCGGATGAATTATGTCATATTCTATATCTATATGTGTGTCCTTATATATTTTATTTAAAATTTTATGATAATCATTTTCGATATCAAAATATATAATTGGAACATCATATCTATCCGCAAGTATAGCTGGCAAGACATATTTAATACCATCTTTTGATGCTTTGACTTGTAAGCCAGCAATTCTTGCGGAAGTTGCAGAATAATTATCCCCGTCTTTCATAACAGCCAATTCATTATAATCATTAACCCACACTATGTCTCGCTGGGTATCTGATGGATTATAGATTTTAGGATAATTTATTTTTGTATAATTTAATCCTGTACCAAGCGCCCAAAATTTATCTGCAGTTTTCATTTTTGCCTGTTTTTTACGTGCTATAGAAAAATATTTCCTGTTTACACCAGCATCATGATTACAATTCCTAACAATAATTGCTTCTGCTATTCTCCCCAACAATTGCATTGCTGTTCTATTAATATCACTTTGTAGAATAACTCCAAGAATTAATTTCCCATTTTCATTGTATCGTATCACATTTAAGTTATCTATCAATAAATCATATAATTTTCTACCATACAAAACTTTTTGTATTTCAATATTTTTTGTTCCATACATAAATTCATTATATGGTTGTGAACAAATTATTTTCCCGTCTCCATCCTTGACTTCGATGTTTACACTATATTCATTCATCAGCAATTCCTCTTTAAATCAAATGTCTTGTTATATGTTATCTAGCCAATATTTAATTTAAATTACGTCATCAAATATGGTCCTTTTCTCCAAATAAGTATAGCAGAAAAGAACCATACTCTCAATCATCAGAAACGGTCGAAGTCTTCCTGTGTTGCAAGTTCGGCATACTTATAGTCATCATTCCGGCTCTCACTGTACATATCATTGATGAGTCCTATTGACAGCATTTCAAGGTCTGCCATTGACAGACCTAATTGTACACATCGGAGCAGAAACAGCGGTGTTGTCATTTCACGCTCTGTTGGACGAAGTTTTTTTTAGCTTCCACATCTGTTTTTACATTCAGCCCCCACAGTTCAATCAGTTGTGGCAGAACCTGATAAATTGAAAATGTATTGAAATTATCAAGCCACTCCTCCGGTGTATCCGGGATAGACGGGTCTGCATGCTTTGCCATAATAAAAGCAATGTTCTCAAACATCTCAAGGGAAAACATATCAAGGTTTGATGATTCCTCTTTTCCGTCACCGATGCTCTTTTCAAGTAATGCCAGGTCTTTATAAATATCCCTCTGGAATTTTAATCTGTAGATTCTCGGGATGGCTGCACTCGCCTTGAATGCAACCATCTGTCCGTCAATTTCTATATCCTTTCTGATACCCATGTCTTAGTCCTCCTTATGATACACTCTTGGTTGATTTTGTTGACTGCTGCTCTGCCGTGGAAGCTGCCGGAAGATACACGCTCTTATACCAGTT